GGAAGTTACATCGAGGATGGCAGCGACATGACCATTTCACAACTGCGGGCAATGGCGCGGAGGCTGAATCAGAAAAACAAAATCTCGTTGTGGGTTGTGGACTACTTGCAACTGGTGACGTGCCCCGAGGCACATGCTAAAGGCAACCGTGAGCAGGAGGTTGCCCAGGTTGCCGTCGGTTTGAAGCAGCTTGCAAAAGAAATGGATGCGCCGGTGATTGTGTTGTCGCAGTTAAACGACGATGGGAAGTTGCGCGAGTCCAGGGCGACCGGACAGCACGCGGACGCGATTTGGAAACTCAACCGGAGTGAAGGCGGGAACATGCACGGCGAAGCGGTTTGCTTGCACGTTGAGAAGCAGAGAAGCGGCCCACGCGGCCCGGTCAACCTCACATTCATTCCGAAGTGGACACGGTTTGAGTGTGCCGCGAAAATCAGCGACCAAGACATGCCGCACAACGATTGAACATTATGAATTGTGAAATCTGTAAAAGAGCGAATGGGCTTTTCTATTCAGCGGACGCAAGCGCGAACTGGTTTGTGACGTGCTCCGAATGTATGACAATGCGTAATCACTTCCAAAAACGATTTCACCTCTGAACTGAAAGTGCAAGTCCGTTGGGCGTTTGTCCATGTTCAACAACCCTGAAAACTGAGACGCTGGCGACGCAATGAAACTTTACCAAGCAACCGACACCTGCGAGACGGTCGCCGAACAACTCGTGCGAGACTTGGAAGTTGCGCGGAAGCTCGCTGACAACGTTGACCCGCTGTTTGGCTATCAGGTCGAGATTTTCAAGCGCGACGCGGTGAAGCTGAAAAACGATTTGGTGATTCTCGCCGGAGCAGCACGGAGGAAAGCGAAATAATTATGACCCAAACCAAACAAATCAAAGCGGCTGAAAAGCGGTGCCGGGCAGCGTTCTTAAAACATCCGAACGCAACGCACGCATGGTGCTGTCATCACGAAGTGCTTTTCGAGAAGTTGACCGAACCGGCCACGAACCGGATTGCGTTCATCCTATCCTCAAAATCGCCGAGCGAACAAGTGGCTCGGCTGAACAATTTCAGGCCCGTGCTTGACATGTTGAAATTCAAGCCCGCCCGCGATGCCTACGACGCCGCCGTGAAGCCCGCCCGCGATGCCTACGCCGCCACCGTGAAGCCCGCCAGCGATGCCTACGACGCCGCCGTGAAGCCCGCCCGCGATGCCTACGCCGCCGCCGTGAAGCCCGCCCGCGATGCCTACGCCGCCGCCGTGAAGACCGCCCGCGATGCCTACGCCGCCGCCGTGAAGCCCGCCCGCGATGCCTACGCCGCCGCCGTGAAGACCGCCAGCGTAAAACTCATGAAGATTTACCGGCAGGAAGTTCCGCTTGGGACATGGAACGGAAATAGCATTTTCAAATGAGCAAATTTGACAGATTCAACGAAGGCCCGCCCGATCTTGAGCATCGCGGACAAGCCGAGCGCGAGGATGAGGGCAAGACTTTGACCGCGACCGTCAACGAATGCCTCCGCCCAACAATGGCCGTGCAGCCGGTGGAATCGCTGGAGGATACCATTGCGAAATTCAACGTGGCGTTCGGGCAGTCGTTCAACGTCAACGGGGAGTATTCGCGGACGACGCTTACCAACATGGCGATGCACGCGATGGATAAAGGCATGCCGGAGCTTTCCTATTTGCTGACGCGGCACGCGGAAATTGCGGAGAGAATCGTTTAACACAACCAACACAAAACTATGACCAAAATCGAATCAGCGGAGGAAAACTTCAAAAAAACAGAACGGTGCATTGCCGCTCTGCGGGCGTTTTTTGCCAAGCACGCAGCCGCACTTGAGCAGATCGAGTGGCGAGCCTACGGGTGGAACGAAAAGGAAATCTCCATCAACCATCGGACATGGGGCGAGAATCCGCTTGAGCCGAAGCAAATCGCTTCCCTGTTTGGCTTGGACGGCTGGACGCGCAGGCACAACAGCGGCTCGTGCGGCGCGGTGAACTGGTTGAAGGAACTGGACGGCTGCACGCTCATCATCGAGAACGCGGAAAGCATCAAGCCGAAACTGATTGAAACCGTGAAATTCCACACCGAGGCCGCGACATGAACAAAGAAACCCAACTCGAAGTCATGCCCGGCGGTTCGCGGGCCGTCGCGCCGGTTGAGCCGCAAGGCGTCATCACAATCGAATCCGCATTTAACGCGGCGGCATCCAAGGCGCTCGACAAAGACAGCCTCGCCGTCATGGAGCGGCTGCTGGCGATGGACGGCGAACGCAAGTTCAACGCCTCTTTCGCCAAGCTCCAAAGCGAACTGCCAACCATTGTCGCTTCGTCCATCATTCCGAACCGGGGAAAGTATGAGCGATTCGAGGACGTGATGCGCCAGATCGGAAAGCCGCTTTCGGAAAACGGATTCAGCATCAAGTTTTCCCAGGACTACCACGAAAACAAAATCGTCGTGACGTGCGAACTTAGGCACGCGGGCGGTCACAAGGAACTCAACCGCTACGCCGTGCGCGTAAGTGGCAAGGCTGACAGTGAGACGCAGGCCGATTGCAAGGCGTCCACCACGGCGAAGCGCAACGCACTGTTGCAGGCTCTCAACATTGTCATCCGCCAGGATTGCCTCAACGAAGAAAACGACCCGCACATGGAAGGCAACCCGGATGCGTTCGTGACTCAGGCCGTCGCCGATGAACTTGAGCGGCGCGTCAAAGAACTGAACGGCGATGTTCCGCGCTTCCTCGCGTTCGCTGGGGCCAAGAAGTTCTCCGAAATCAGGGCGAGCAAATACGACATGCTGGATTCGTCGTTGCGCGATAAAGCGAAAGGCTCGAAGTGAAAGTGTTCAGCGGCTTCGAGCAAGGCGGATTGGAATGGCTGACAGCCCGCGCTGGCGTCGTGACCGCGAGTGAGTTTGGAAACCTTGTGACCGACAAATGGGAGATTCGCAAAGGCGAGATGCCGAAAACGTATCTCAACAAAAAGCTCGCCGAGCGTTGGACAGGCCAGCCGATGCAAGATGGCTGGGTTTCTCACGCCGCCGAAGATGGCAACCTCTTGGAAGAAGAAGCGCGCAACTGGCTAGCGTTCAAATTCGGCGACGAGATTCACCGTCCCGCGTTCATCACCACGGATGACGGTCGCGCCGGGTGTTCGCCCGATGGCGTTATCGGCACGGCGGGGATCGAGTTGAAATGCCCGCAGGCACCGAATCAGGTGAAGTATCTTTTGGCCGGCGGCTTGCCTGAAGAATACGGCCCGCAAGTTCACTTCTCAATGTTCGTCACCCGATGGCAGAAATGGCATTTCATCTCCTACGGCCGCCGGTTGCCAAAGCTCGTGCTTGTGGTTGAGCGTGACGAGAAGATTCAAGCGGTCATTGCCGACGCGCTGGCGGGCTTCCTTGAGCGTCTGGACGCCGCCTACGCGCGCCTTGTTGAGATAAACGGCAGCGAGCCAAAGCGGTTCAAGCCAACGCAACCGCAACCCGAACCCGCCGACGAGCGTTTCGACATAAATTCGTAGAACAACAAACCTAATGAAAAACACAAAACTGACCGGCACTATTACCGAGATCGGCAGCGACCCGGAAACCGGCAATCCGCGTGTCATAGTTGAAACAACCGAGGAAGCGATTCGCAGCCTTGAGGTCAATCCTTTCGGCAAACGATGCACAGTCGAACTCGTGAAGGCGGAACACGCGGAACGCGAGGAGTAGTTTCAAGACATTCACGCACTCGGGTCGCGCAAGCGATAGCGTAGCGTTGGACAAAGCCAGTATAGCCAACGATGAAACCAAGATAAGTAAATTGCCCGGACAGACGGAAAAGCTGGTTCACAGTGACTTTGCTGGAGTTCAAAGAAACCAGCGCCACAACAAAATGATCGCCGACATTTCAGAAACCAAACCGAAACGCGCCAAGCCGTTCGCGGCGAACAACGCCAGCGTGAAGCATCTTGAAGCCGAAGGGTGGACGGTGGCGGTAGTTGAGCAACGCATCCCGAAAACATTCATCACGCGGGACGCGTTTGGTTTTGCTGACTTGCTCGCTTGCTCGCCGTCGCGAGGCGTGATGCTCGTTCAAGTCACAGGCGGTCTAAGCACGAGCAACTATCACGCGCGCGTTGCCAAGACGAAGGCGGAACCGCGTCACGCCATCTGGCTTGCCAGCGGCGGCAGGATTCAAATTCATTCTTGGGAAGGCAAAGGCAAACAGCGCACGTTGCGCGTGCTGGAATTGACGAAGCAATGAAACGCGCCTACAAACCCGAATACTGGTCGCTGACACCGCACATCTTCTGGCGGCTGCTCAAACACCGATGGGTGCCTACACGCGCTGGCGTTTTAATCCGCCTCAACCCGAAGCTGCTGACGGCCAACGAAAAGCTCAGCGACGGCGAAGGCGAGTCTGCGAGCCGTAGCCGTTCGCTGTAGCGCATGGTTAGATTTTGCCAATTAAGAGCCGAGCTTTCGCTGCTGAATGGAGCGGGAGGAGGTAGCGGAGCGCCCAAAAAACAATCTCAACAAACTTCTTGCAATGCGTAACGTCACGCATGATACTTCCCGCAGTTCTTTGAGTCGTCACAACGAAACCGAAATCCTTGGTAAGCGCACGCGGCGCTCACCGGCACAACGCAAGCGAGTCGTCATCTTCGGATGGCGCGGCCTTCGGGCGAGAGCGAACAAGTAATGCCAGTGTGAGCGTGTATCACCGGAGTCGAAAGACGACCGAGGCGCGACACGATAGGGCTGGGCTGACAACGACTCAAAGAACGCTTTTTATGACGCATCGAAAAATCAGGTTCGGGGAAAAACTCAAGAAGGGGGATGAGCGGTTTCGCTCATCCGGCGGATCATGCTGTCATCCCGGAGGATGGTTCAGCATACCAGCGTGGGAGGTCGGAGATAAAAGGTCGCATCAAAACGCGGGACTAGGACTTCGGAGTCCGGTGAAAAAATGAACGCATCCGACATGGGTAAAAAAGGCGCAAGGAATCGCTGGAAGGGTAGCACCAAAGCCGAGCGAAAAGAGGAGATGCGTCGCATTGCTCTTCTTCGGTGGGCGGAGGTGGGGGAGAAAACCGCGAGCACAGAGCGGCGCGCAAAATCTAACGACCCAAGCTCAGCGACGGCTGGGCCAAAACGCCATGATTGAAACCGAGGCGCAATCCAGCCGTTCGCTGCCGCGCATGGTTAGGGCAATTCGTGACCTGCTCGACAATCCCTATCCGTGGGACTTGGTGCAAATCCGGCATCTCGTGCAAGCGGACTTCGGAGGTGACGAGGAAGCGGCGAAAGCTGAGATGGTGACATACTGCTCCGCTCAATACTGCGAGGCCGCGATGGCTCGCCATCTGGAATCCAAACGCGCTGCGGCTGAAGTGGTGCGTGCTCATTGCCCTAACGGTCGGGATCAGAGACCCGGCCCACAAGACGCATGAATTGAAACTGAAACGCCCAAGCCGGGTTCTCTGCATCCCGTGGTTGGGCATCACGTCGAACAAAATGAAAATCAAAATACCAGCAAAGACGGTCGAAGCCTGCGACGTGTGCAAGCGTGAATCGTCATGGCTGACGAAGTGCAAAGTCTGCGCCCGTGATTACTGCCACACCTGCGAGGCGATAATCTGCGGCTGCGTCCACCAGCCTGACATCTGCAAAGAATGTGCCGACAAGGAAAAGGTGCGTGCCGTCGTCGAGAAGTTCGTGAAACCAATCAGCGCGCTCCTCAAGAAGCGTGACACCGCGATGCGCCGCGCTAGTCAGAACGACCGAACTGAGCGACGCGGATCTGCGACGCTCGAAAACCAGAAACCTTTATGAGCAAACCCAAACGGCCCGCCCACGTTCGCTCCAGTGAGCTTGTTCGGCGGTTCACGGACAAACAGGCTCAATGCGCCGCAAAAATCAGCAACGACATCGCCGAGGACATAGACTGCGGCGAGTCTCGAAGAACTCTGCGGATGGCCGTCGCATACTTCGCGGACGTGGCCTGCGTCGAAGCGCAACGCCGCGCCGCTGCCGAGTCGAAGCTCGAAATCTTCCGTTGTGCAAAGGGACTCATGGATGCCGCACTTCCGCCGAACGACAAAATCCAGCCATGAGCGCCTACAGAAAAAGAGAGTGTCAATGTGGAGCAACGTGGGAAGGACTGAAAACGTCCACCTGCCCGCGATGTAGCTCATTGGCTGCACCGCATGGTTCGGCGCTGGAAAGGAGCGTGGAATCGGCGCACAGGCTCGCGATGCTCGCCCTACAATCAGAGCGATACTCTGCCGACCACGAATACCGGAATGCGGTGGACGCCGTGCTGTCATGGTCACTGCCAGCGTGGACGGCACAATGCCAAGCGCCGAACGTCTGCATGAGCCACGGCGGGCACAAGTGACGCACGAATTTGCACGACGGCAACGCGCCCGCCGTTGTGCTCCATGCAGTGGTTCGGGCGCACGAACAACAGAAAAACTAAAATGAAACTGCATCAAGAACGAGTAGTGACCGAAAAGACCGAACTGGACGACAAGCGCAACAAGCTGACCGCCTTCATTGGTGGAGACCTGTATCGCTCGCTGGACGCAACCGAACGATCGAGGCTCAACCGCCAACTGGAAGCGATGACCCTGTATGCAAACATCCTCGGAGAACGCATCGCGGCCTTTGCGCCCTACGCAGAGTCCAGCCGCCCCGCGCCGAAAATCTGAACGCTATGGAAACGAAAACGAGCAACGAAAATCAGGACGCCTGCGCGGGGTTGGCTGCGACGACGGGTTCGGTGAAATACGTGCCATTCACAATCACCGTCCCCGAAGTGAAGCCCGGCCAAGGTGTCGCCACGAAGGAAATCCAAGTGCCGGTGCGAGACGATGAAGGGGTGGAAATCCTGACCATCGAAGCGCACGACCTGATAGACCGCATCAAAATGCAGATGATGCTCTCGCGCCTGAATGAAGCCGTGCGCGAACTCTTTGCCGCCAACCAGAAATTGCCTTCTTCCGAAGCAAAGGCCACGCCGACGGAGACTGCTGGTGGCGGCATCCCAATTTCACCGAACGACAAGCTCAGCGACGGCGGGCACAAGACGCTATGAATATAACTGAGACGCAATCCCGCCGTTCGCTGAAGCGACTGGTTCGGCCACACTGCTTCATCGCGCCAAGAGGCTACGCAGAACCGGATGGCGAATATCGTAGCCGCTTCAACTTCGTGTGGTGGTTCTGGCTGCCGAGACTTCACACGCAACGGCCTGACGACCAAAACCCGCGAGTCATCCGGCTCATCTGGCTGTGCTTCGCGGCAGGGCTGGACATCTGGGGCGACGAGTCGCGCCGGGTGTGGCCGAACGTAGAACTGAGGCACAGCGCCGACAGCGACGCCTCGCAACCAAAGGAAACAACCGATGAAAAGTGATGCTCAAATGCAAGACGGGGGCGCTGTTGCCTCCAGTGATTTGTTAGCCGATTCCCCGACGTGGCCGCATGTGCTCGCCTTCGCGAAACGCATGGAAGCCAAGCTCGCGAAGAACCGGCACAAGGGCGACCGCGAAGGATGGCTCAAAGACCACCCGTGGGAACTGGTGGAACGGATGCTCGACGAAACCGTGGAAGTGCAACAGTCCTTTACGGCTCACTCGGAAGGCATCGACAGCCCCAACCCGGAAAAGACCGCCGACGAATGCGCCGACGTGGCGAACTTCTGCATGATGGTGGCAGACCGCGTGACGTATCAGCCTTCGGCTAACGCTCCGGCTCACCGACCGGCGCGAGAACAAGAGAAACCGTGAATACGTCTCCGACATCTGAACTGCTGAGGCCCGCGCCGGTTCGCGTGCAGCCGGTTGTTAGCAGCAGTCTCGTGGGCAAGCAAAAGTGGGGGCGCGATGTGCTACCGTGCTGGCGGTGTGGATTCTCGCCGGTGAGACTCGAAGCGACGCGGGATAACCACGGCAAGGAGTTCGCCTACACCTGCCCAAATGAAGATTGCGAGGAAGTTTGGAAGTCCCCGCCGATGAAACTCTGGAAACGCAGCAAGGCAGAGGCGGCGGACGCATGGGATGCTGCTAACGAAAAGCTCACCGACCCGGCGGCGCAACCGAAAGAGACTTTATGAAACTAGAAAATGTGAACGAAGAAACGGGCGTCCGAACTGCCCAAGCCAAGCCGGGTTCTGGTGCAGCAAGTGGTTCTGCCTACCCGTGGGACGAAGCCTATGACGCCCTGTGCCGGGCACTCGACGAAGATGCCACGGCAATAGAAAAGATCGTGGCCGACGAGGACTCGTGTTGTCCGGCCCGCGAACTGCGCCGCGAGCGCGCAGCAACTCTGCGCTACGTGCTCGGGCTGGCTGAAACACTGAGACGGTGGGACTGGTAGGCAGAACGTGAAACTCTAACACCGCCGCCAAGATGTCTACAACCTCAATGCCGCCCGCGATGCCCGCCGAAGCCGGTGACTCTCGAATCACCAGCGATAAGGCGGTTGTCAGCAAGGAATTGTTGGGCTGCGTCGTCGTGGCCTTCATGCAAAATATGTGGGTGCGTGACCCGGAAAAGGTCAAGGCAAGCATCGAGCGGATGCACTGGATGAAACGGGACGAATACCGTCTGCGACTGATCCACTACTCGCTATTCGCTGGCTGCGTAAGTGGCCGAAGGCTCAAGGCTGCGTTCGGTGAAATGTGTGATGCGATAATCTGGGAGGAAGCCTCGCCGGAAATCGCTGGCGACCCGAAAACAATCTGCCTGCCAGTGCCGCGACATATCCAGTGTGCGCTTGAGCACCACAATCCCGACATCGTAATCACGTTCGGGAAACTCGCTGGCGATGCCGTGGCAAAACTCTGGCCTGCGAAACTAATCCGCGTGTGCCATCCGGCAGCGCGGCAACCGGACACAATCCAAAAACTCAAAGCGGCTGCCGATGAACTGAGGACGTTCGCCAAGCAGCCCAACGAAAAGCTGAGGCACAGTGCCCCGGCGGAAGACTCCGATAACACAAAAAATATATGAACAACGAAGACCAAACGAAAACAGAAGGCGGGGGCACTATTGCCTCCAGCGCCTTGTTATGCCGTTTCCCGCGAATGGAGAAAGACGGCAAAGTGGCGGTGCTCTACTCCCCCGGATTCGGGGCAGGCTGGGCAACGTGGAACGACGATGAGTGGAAACCGCTGCTCACAACTCACCGAGACATCGTGCAAGCCGTCCTCGACGGGGACAAGGAAAAGGCTGGCAAGCTCGCGGAGCAACTAATCCGCGAGGCGGTCGGCAAAGCTGATGCCTATGTGTGCGTCCTCGGTGCGGACGACCTCAATGTGGAATGGCTTACCAAAGGCGCTCAATTCGAGATTGAGGAATACGACGGCTCGGAAAGCATCCATGTCATCGGCGACCGTGGCTACCAGACGGCATAACGTCGGGATCAGCGACCCGGCCCACAAGACGCCATGATTGCAACCGAAACGCTCAAGCCGGGTTCGCTGCATCCCGTGGTTCTGGCGCATTTTCAATGGCTTACAAACAATCGGAAAATAGTTGCAGATTTCTCTTGTGCAACCGGCTTGCGCATGGCAGTGTATAGCCATGAAAACGAACACGAACCAAGTAATCGAAGCACTGAACACCCTCTGCACCGGCTGGACGGAATCACGGCCCGGCGCGATGCTCTGCAACCCGAATGCAGGCGGCGGAATCATAGACTCGGAAATCGTATCCGGGGAATGGTTCGTAATCTTCAACGACAGCCGGGAAGCACTCTCAGGCTACGAATCACGCGAGGACGCAATCGAAGCCTTCGCAATCGCGAGCCGCGTGTGAGCGACCCAATCACCAAATACCTCGCCGCCATCGGGGCGCGAGGCGGCAAGGCGGGGACGGGAAAAGCCAAAGCCCGCACAAAGGCGCAAGCCCGCGCCGCTGCAAAGGCTCGATGGGACAAGGCGCGTGCTCTGCGCCTGAACGACAAGCTCATCCACGAGGCGGGCGACCAAAGACTATGAAAACACGAAAAACGTCAACGCCCACATCGTTGGGTGCAGCGACTGGTTCGGCGATTGACCCGGCCTGCGGAACTGGCGGCTTCCTCGCCGCTGCGCTCGGCATCTGGTTCACGCCTCAACACGTCCTCGACTTCCTCGAAGGAAAACCAACCGCGAAGCCGGAACTCATCTACTGCAATCCACCGTTCGGAACGGAATCGCCGAACGAATAATCTCATGGACGCGCCTCAACAGACTCTTGAATTGCCGATGGACGCGATAAGCGCGTTCCATGCATCGCCTTGTTCAGCGGTTCTTTCGCCGTGCCGACTCTATCGCTACGACCTGTGGCGGCGATGGAGTGACGCGCCCTACTGCATGTTCGTGGGACTAAACCCCTCGACGGCTGACGAGACGCAAGACGACCCGACAATCCGCCGCTGCGTGGGCTACGCGAAGCGGTGGAACTACGGCGGACTCTGCATGGTGAATCTCTTCGCCTTCCGTGCCACGCAACCGCGAGACATGATGGCCGCGCAAGACCCAATCGGGCCGGACAATGACCGCACGTTGAAAACTCTCTCGCAAGGCGCGGGAATCGTAATCGCGGCGTGGGGCAAGGACGGCAACCACATGGGCAGAGACAAGCAGGTTATGGCGCTACTGCCGCACCTCTACTGCCTGAAACAAAACAAAGACGGCTCGCCCGCCCATCCGCTCTACCTGCGAGGGGACGCGACGCCGTATCCGCTGAACGGTGAGATGAGCCACGCGGCGGCGAGCGCGGTATAAGGATCGAAATGAATGCGACACCCGAACGTAAAGAGATGATGGCCGAAGTCAGTAGCCAAGCCGCGTTGTGCTCCATCGAATTGTTAGAGAGCATGGCGAAACGGCTTGAGCGTAGAGCGCGTGAAATGGACAAGGCTCGCGCCTTCAATGACGAGGAACGAACCCAGCGCCGGTGCATGGTCGTCATCTACATGGAAATTTCCAACATGCTCCGAGCGGAGTGTGAAAAGCTCTCTAACATCTAATATGCCGAGTGGCATCTGTTAAAATGGAGATTCACACCGCGAAAGCAGAACCGAAGCCGAAACGGCTGCGCGAGGAAATGCGCGAGGTGATGACCATGCTCCGCTACAAGCGCAGCAGCATCGCCCAGTATCTCGGCTATTGTTACGAGTTCGCGGCGTTTCATAACCGTGATCCGAGGGAAATGCGCGAGCCGGAAATCCGCGCGTTCCTGACCTACCTGGCGGATGTGAAGAAGGTGGCATGGTCTACGCAGCACTCGGCCATGTGCGCCATCGTCTGCCTCTATCGCGAGGTGTTGAAGGTGAAGCTCGGCGATTTCGGGCAGTTCAGCTTGGCGGCAAAGCCGAAGCGACTACCCATCGTGATAGCGAAGGCGCGCACGCTTGAGTTGATCCGGGCCGTCCAGGGTGAGGAGAACCGGCTGGTCTGCCGCACGCTTTACGGTTGCGGGCTACGCATCAATGAAGCCCTCGACTTGCGCGCCCAAGAGATTGATTTCGAGCGCGGCACGGTGACGATCCGTGCGCCGAAGCAGGATCATGACCGCCAAGTGATGTTGCCGGAAACTTTGCGGGACGATCTGAGGGCGCAGATTGAACGCATGAGGTTGCGATGGCAGCAGGACGGCGGCGCGTGCGTGGCCTTGCCGGATGCCTTGCGGCACAAATACAGGAACGCGGAACGTGAATTTGGCTGGCAATATGTATTCGGTGCAAAATATCTCTCGCCTGACCCGGAGGATCAGGGCCGGTTGAAGCGGTGGCACATCCACGAGAACACCATTCAGAAATGCGTTCAGGCAGCGCGGCATCTCATCGGGCTGGATCAAAGGTTCACGCCGCATTGCTTCCGGCATTGCTTTGGCACGCATCTTTACGAAGCTGGCACGGACATCTACCGTATCAAGGATTTGATGGGGCACCGGAAGATTGAGACGACGCTGATTTATATCCATCTTGCGCGGAAGCCGGCAGAGTGCATCAAATCGCCATTGGACAAATGAAACCGCACGCCCTAAATGTCCATGACCGCGTGACGGGCCGCGCTATTCCGAGACTGTCCCGCCGAGCAAGCGGCTGGTGGGATTGGTTTATTAACGATGCGCTGGGTTGTTCAATCGAAGGCGTCGGCGGGTTCGAGAAGTCCAAGACGAAGGCGCACAAGCTGGCGAGCCACGCCGCCCAAGAATACAACGACCGCATCCGGCGCGAGCGGCCAACGTCTGCGCCACAACCCAAGGAACGCCCCTACTGCGTTCCCGCCGGGGACGGCACGGAGGTTTTTAGGAGATGAAGATTCGATTTGACGCCGTGAACGGTGCGATTAACTTGGTTGCGTTCTCCTTGATCGGTGAACATGACCATGATGAGTTTGATACCAACGATAACAAAAGCCGCCGCAAGGCGCTCTCCGCTCATGGTGGAGTTCACCGATCAATCGTTGGCATCGTGACGCCGGTTGGCCCGCAAGGGTTGGCCGGTGTTTTCTTTTGCCGTGAACGCCGCCCGGTGGTAATACTCCACCGCCCCGAGAGGGATAAAGAAACGCGGGTCAAGGCACGCAGGATTCACTGTCCCCTACCTACCGGCCTAGCTCAGAGGGTGAACGCGAGCGCATCACGGTGCGCTCTGGTTTTCCCTTTTGGCTTCTCTCTTTCTGTTCTTCTGGGGACTTGTTCTCTTGTCCCTCTTGTCTTTTCCGTTTTGCTTTATCCTTTAGGCTTATGAGCTTTGAAAATTCCAAGTGCCCTTGCGGTGAAACCAAGCCATGCGACACGATGCTGTGCGACAGTTGCCTTGTTGCTTTTGCAGATCGCCGCGAAATGCAAGAGCTTAACAACGACAAGCTGCCGGTTGAATCCCGCCGCCATTCGGCAATCATTCTCGTTACGCTCTCACGCCAACGCAAACGCCAGTTGCAATTCGCATGACCAAGCCGCGCAAGCCCCGTCGAACCTACCCGCGAGTGCGCTGCCCCGGCTGCGGTTGGACGCACGCCCTGATTGATGGCCGCATCTGGTCGCACTGGATTGGCGGCAAGTTGTGCATCGGCTGCAAAATGCCGTTGCCGCACGATTACGAAATATGAAAACAGAACTACTCGATCAAGATTCAATCAACCAACTGTGCCGCGATTACTCAAAGGAAATCACCGAAGGCTACCGGCACGACGCATTACAGAAGAAGCTTTCCGATGCGCTGGATGTCGAGTGCATCCATCTGCAACGGTTGTGGCGTCGGGCGCTTACGGTGGCGACGCGCGGCACGTTCATCAACACAGACAGGGCGCGTGTCTGGATGAGCATTAACCACAGTGTCAGGCCAGTCACGGTCACGCCGATTGCCTCCGTCAGCATTTGCATTGTCCAAGGATGTGAGCTTAATCTTTCATTCGTCGCCACGACCGAAAATATCAAAGCCGAGACGGCGAAGTTCAAAAAAGTGTTGGCCGTTTATTTGAACCGATGAAATTTCTTTTCTACTCCTACCAGCAACTTCTACCAACCCTGATGCTCCTGACCGGCATAGTCATCGGCTGGTGGCTGTGCAAGAAAGTGAACCGATGAACGCGACGCAGCTTGATTTACTCGAACGGGACTGGGTTGAACGGATGAAGCCCGTCGTGCTGGCGAAGATGCGCGGGCGGGAGTTCACGAGCGATGACTGCCACGCGGTAGTTGAACCGCCCAGCAACCCGAACCTCTACGGCGTTCTTTTCGCGTCCATCCGCAAACACCTTGAGCGCGTCGGCTACCGCCCCAGCACGAGGCCGGAACGGAATGGGGGCGTCGTCCGCGTTTGGGTTATCAAGTCCTGACTACTCGCGCAGCGCATGGCTGAAATGATAAATGGGAACACGTTGATCGTTTTCGTCACTTGTGACGGCAACCTGTGGCACATTCAATACCTGTATATTGGCGGCGTTGAAGTGCGAACATTCTGCGGCAAGACGTTGAAGAACCCGGCCATGCTGATGAGAGCCTATCCAGACCGCATCTGTTCAGAATGCAACAAGCAGGCAATGGAACAGTTGGAGATTTCAAAAAATCTACAAGGTCACTCGCGCAGCCTATGACATTCAAAGAAGCTCTCAAGAAACTGAACATAGAGGACTACGGGCGGCGCATCTTCCACAGCAGTTCAACCGGCGAACTGATGCACCTGATGGACTATGTTGAAATTGCGACCGCAATCAAAGATGCAACGTGGTTCCGACCGCTCTTTGTGGCCGCAGTAAAATACGCGGAAGAAAACTGGAGCCGTCCAGAGTCCTGCTTTCAGCACATGCCACAACTGATGCAATCGCTGTCGGATGCAATGAAGGAAAAAGACTAGCGCAGTGGACGCTATTTCTGCTTTTCCTTCGCCTCGTAGCTCGATACGCCCGCGCCGAATTCAGACAGCACTTGAATGATTGCGCCCTCGGTCATGCCGCGTTCGCGCATCGTCGTCACAAGCTCGCTGATAGCCAGCGGAACCGGAAGCGCGGCGCTCGCAGCCTCGCCGGGAGTCACGCGCACTTTCTTCGGGTCTTTGCCGTAATCAATCGCGGCAATCGTGGCGCGGACAGCGGCGGCAATGTCGGGCCGCGCCTTGTTCTTGAAGAAATTCCAGATGACTTCGCCGGAACCAGCCTTCGCAATGTTCCGGTTCTTGTCCTCAATCGAAGTTGTCTCGCCTTTCTGCAACCGTTCTTCAAAAACAATCAACTGTTGGAATCCACCCCACGGATCAATGCGAGTGTTGCCGCGAACCACTTTGCCGAAGTCGGTTGATGTGGAGACGTTCTTCTCCTTCTCATCAAACAGGCGGCTAACGAGGGCGAGAGCAACGCCCCCAAGAATAATCCGGGCGTATTCCTTCACGACAATCTTGCGCGCCCTGGCACTGCCGGCCAATTTGCCGCCGCCCCAAATCGGCTGGCCCGTCAGGAATTGAACCCGGCTGGCGAGAAGCTTTGGCGACCATAGAACAATGCTCCCAGCTTTGGAGACGGCGGGATTCAGTTTGCCGCGTCCAGTGGCGATGTTGACCATGTTGCCGATCACGCGCAGTTCAACATCTGTAGGCGGTCGGTCCCTGAAATTCACGTCAAGCAGATGGTCAAAAAATCCAGCGCGCATCGTGTTCAGTGACGCAATGAAAGCCCGGTTGGAGGCCCGCACGCCGCGCGAGGCGAGTTTGAACGGGGCGGTAACAGCCGACTTGCCGAGGTTGCCAGTCTTGAACGGAAGTTTCGCCCATTCGTCCAAGATGGATATGGCGTTTTCCTCGCCCTTGGTGAACTTCGTTTCGTTCAGGTCGGTGTATTCGATGCCGGCCTTCTTGTCCGCGCCACTGGTTGAGTTCGGGCGCATCTTGCGGCGTTGCTCGATGACTTCTGCCCGGCCCTCGCTGGACGCCGCTTTGAACATATCCACGAATGGACGGTAAAGCAGTTCCGCCCCCGCCTTGGGATTGGTCAGCACGCGGGTCGAAGCGGAAAGCAGCGCGGCAAGCATCTGGCGGGGCGATGACAGGTCGTAGCTCGAAACGATGTTCACAAACGCGCCGCCCGTCTGCTTGATGCCACTCCAAACCTTTTGCGCCTTCGTGCGCCGGGCCAGTTCGTATTCGTGGTTCGCTTTGTCGTATGCGGTTTTCTCCCGTTGCACGTCCGCCAACGCCTTCAAAACATCCTCGTTCAGTTCGCGCTTTGGCTTGGGCGGTGCCTTTTCAAAATCTCCCTTGGCCGTGCGCTCCTGATATTCGGCGGCGCGCTGGCGCAGTCGTAGTAGGTAGTTCAGCAGAAACTTTTCGTGGGCCTCGGGTGAAGGCTGATTGCGCTCCCGTGCGTTCTTCCGCTGCTCCTTGAGTTCGGCCAGCTTCTTCTCGCGCTCGATCACCCGCGCATCTTCCGAAGGCGTCCGCTCTTTCTTGGGCTTGCTGAAAACCTCGTCGTCGCGAAGCTGATTTTCAATCGCCTCAATCTGTTTGTCCAACGTCTTGACGCGGGACTCTGCCGCCGCTGCCTCTGGCTCTGGCTTTGGCTGTGCCGCGTCGCGGGCGTAGTCACGCTGCTCCTTGAGTTCGGCGATGCGCGCGCGGGCGGCGGTCAGCTTCGCGCTCTCGCCAGCGAACGGCACGCGACTGCGTGGAAAGATTTCGCCGCTCCGCATCTGCCGCTCGATCTCGGCAATCTGCCGCTCTGCCGACTTCTCCACCGCTGCCAACCGCTGTGCATCCGTCAACTCCCTGCCGAAAATCTCGTCGTGCGCTTTTTGGATCTCCGCAATCTCGTTCCTCAACCGCAAGGTTTCCGCGTTGTAAGGTGATGGCGAGCGTTCGCTGATGATGCGCTGCCGAGTGGCGACCTCCTGCCTCAAGTCGCGCAGGCGGTTCGTCAGCCGAGTGTTGATGGAGTCCAGGGCGGACTTGATGGCTTTGGCCGGGTCGGTCGGAACATCCAAGTGAAAGGCTTTCTTGGCCTCGTTCACCATCTTGATCCAGCCGCGTTGAATGTCGCTGGGGGCATCGCGCAGCAAGCCGGTTGCCTTGGGCGATTCGCCTTTGAAATAGTCCAGCAGCTTGCGGACGGAGATAATCTGCGCGGAGATGTCGCGCACCGTGCGCTTGGTGAATTCCGGCGATGGCAGCTTTGACTTGCCGTAACCGCTCATCAAATCCATGGCCTGCTCGCGCGTGATCGTCGGGTCAATCTTCTGCAAAATCTCGTGAACGCGGGTTTCCATCGGCAACCGCTCCTTGATGCCTTCGTGTTCAACGAGCAATTCCATCAGCTTGCGGATGGACGGGTTTGCGCCGGTCAAATCGCCTTCCTCCTTGTGATGCTCCTTCAGGTAGTCGGTTACGTCCTTTTGTTCCGCTGCCAAGTCGCGGGTCTTTCCAGCACCCTTGACGACTCGTTTAACCTTTTCGGAATCCACGCCTTTGACTTTCAGAAGGTCAGACTCAAGCATTTCTTGGCTCTTGTCGTAAGCCGGTTTCAAGTAAGGCTCAATCTGATCTGCATACTCAACTCCGACGTGACGGCGAACCGCGTCCGCCCACTTGGCAAAATCCACAATCTTCCGGCCCAGCTTGGCAACCCCGATTTCGGCCAGGTCGAAGATTATCGTAGGGTCTGCGCCCCCGGTGTTCGTGCGCGCCAGTTTTTCGCGCAAGCGCAACACGGCCACGTCAGCGCGGCGCTCGAAGCCTTTGACGATGCGCTCGGCCCGGTCCAAGATGGACGGATGGTATTGCGGCTGGCTGGCGGCTTCTTTTGCAACCCGGTCGAGTGCTTCTTTGACTGCTGCGGCTGAATCCGCTTCACGTGTGTCCGCCTTGTATTTCTTTTCCGCCGCCTCAAGTTTGGCTTCCAGTTCCGCAATGCGCTCATGCGCTTTCAACAACTCCAAGGTTTCCTCCTTGGTGAGTTTTTCACCCTTCGCCTTCATGCGCTTGAGCGTCATCATGTCGAGCGAGTAATCTTCGCGCAGCCCGATCTTGATGGCCTGCAACGAGCGACCCGCCGCCGTGCCTGAACCACCTTCGCCAACCAGTTCGTCCAGCTTGGACAACTGCTCGCTATAAAACTCCACGTTGGCCGATTCCGCCGCCTCGGCTTCGGCGCTGCCGTTCTCGAAATGCTCGCGCCAGTTCTTGATGGCGCGGTAGTAGGCGTTGCTCAACTGTGCGCGGTGAATGGCGACAATGGCGCGCTCCGTCGGGTCAAGGGTCGTCTCGCGCTTCTTGCGCAGGCGGGCGAGAATCTTTTCCGCCGCGTCGGGCGTCTCGTCCAGAATCCGGGTTGCTTCTGCCACCGCCTGCTTGTTGCTGAAAACTTCGTGTTCCTCCAACGGGCCAACGCCGCGTTCGGCGCGCTCCTTGTTGATCTGCTCGATGGTGTTCTTGGTCGTGAACGGTTTGGCCGGCTCAACCTCAGACGGCTTCGCCCCTCCTAATCCACCCTTGCCAGCCGCGCCAGTATCAATGTTTGGATTGCCTTCGGAAAACATCTCCCCCTGATTCTTCTTCGCTGCGGCCTCGCCTGCCGCCTTGTCGGCTTCGGCTTTGGCTTTCTCGGTGGCGATGCGGTCGCCGTCGCTGGCTTTCTCGCCTGACAGCGTGAAATCCTCGGTCTGATTCTTGAGCAAGTCGCCCGTGCCTTTTTCCATCGCACCGAGTTGCGGAATTTTTGCTTCCACTTCTGGAATTTTCGATTCCGCCCGCTTCACCCGCTCGACAAACAACGTCTCGCCGCCGTCAACCTCTTGCACGCCGAATTGCCTGCCGTCTTTCAGGGTGATGTCGCCCGTCTTGGCGTCTTTGGCGATGACTTCCACCGGATCGCCGTTGACCTCGATAACGTCGCCCACATTCAGCTTGTTCGCCTTCTGACTCAGCGGCCCGCCGTGTTCTTCGCTCGTATATTGCTTGAACTCGTGTTCCTGCAACACGCGGCCACGGTTCTTGATGACGTATTCGCGCAGCTTGGCGAGGTTCTTTGACCTGTCCAAAGCGGATTCAGGGTTGCCCTCAAGCCCGGCTTCCTGCCATGCGCGGCGAATGGCTGACTTCATCGCGTCACTCGCCTGATTGCCGAGCGCCTTGGTGTCGGTCGGTTCGGTGTGTTCCGGTCGCAACCAGCCATGTTCCGGCCCCTGCGATTTGATGACCTTGATGAAAGAGGCGTGATCGGCTTTGGCCTTGGTGCGCTGTTCGGTCGTCAGTCCGGCAAACTCCTGCTCGAAAGTCTTTTTGCCAGCGGCAGCGGGGCGGTCGGTGACGTTCGCGAGCTTGATGTTGCGCGATTCGCCCGTCTTGGTGATGCGGACTTGAACGGTGCCGTCGGTGTGAACCTGCGTCACGGTGGCGTCGTGAAACTTGTTGGACTTGGGCGCGATTTGCACCATGACCTTTGCGCCGGGCGGGAAGGGGGTGGGCTTGTCCACTTTTGCCGCCTCGGTTGCCTGACGTTGCGCAACAATGTCGGCACGGCGCTGCAATTCATCCCGCTTGCCCTGTGCAATCTCCTTGTCCGTGATGCCACGCTTGCGCAACGGCGTGTTCACCACGGCTTGATCTGGCCCGGCAGTTGCAGCCGTGGCCGCTTTGGCGCGGGCGTATGCTGCATCTGTTGGGCGGTCTGACTTCTCCTGAGTGAAAAACCGTCCGTCTGCCGTCTGCCCAATCAGGAACTTGCCCGTCGGGTCTTGAAGCTGCGCCTTCGTCTCGCCGGGTTTCGGCAACAGGTTCTTGCGGCCGCCGTGAATGGCAATCGCTTGGTCGCGGCTTATCTCGTGCTGTCCGTCTGGAAGCGGAGATTTAACCTTCCCCGCTGCTCCTGCTAAGTCGGGTGCAGTCGGGGAAGGTTTGTTTGGCGTCCCAACCGTCGGCCCCGTTTCGGCCATGTCCACGGCGACAGGTTTCGCAACCGCGACAGGTTTATCCGCTGGCCGGGGCGCGGCGGGTGGGGAAATGGGTTCGGCTGGCTTAGGCGCAAACGGGTTCGCCCCGCCCTTTTCAATGAAGGTCGCCAGCGCGGCCAAATCCGCCTTGGTTGCCGCCGGGCTTGGTGCCGCCTGCCCCGCTGGAGCCGCAGACGGGGCAGACGGCGGAACGGTTTCGGCGGGCACTTCGGCAGTCTTGGCAGTAATCGGCTCCGAAGGCAGCGTAACGGGCTTTTGCAGCGTCGTCCCTAGCGTGCCGGTGTCCGGGCGTATTTGCGCTTCCGACGCCGTGGCGGGGCGGGACGGCGGCAAAACACCACCGCCGGGGGGCTGTTGCTCAATCTCACCCGGTTTGGGCGGCGTGAATGGCTCAGAACTCAGCGCGGCAGGCTTGCGCCCCATCGGATCGGCAGCTTGACGCGCGGCGTTGTCCGCCCTGGCGGCTTCGGCTGACAGCGTAATCGGCTCAAATCGCTTCTGAACCTCGGGAATGGCAAAGGCAAGGTTGCTGCCGATGATGACCGCCAGTTGCCGCTTAAACTCCTGCGGGTCGGTTTTCGCCAGTTCGACCAGTTCCGGCGTGGACTGCGCTACCATCAGGGCGTCCATCGAAGCCTGATTTGAGGCAATGTGAATGGCCTTCTGCGCGGCAGCGCTACCCATCCAGCCCGCGCCCCGGTCAATCCCGGCCTGAATCATCTTGTCCGCGCCTGCCGATGCCGCCTTGCCAACCACCGGGAACAACGCCGCAAACGCCGCGCTCTTGGGGTGGAAGTTGCCCTGTTCGTCGTAGCCGAACAACGCCGCACTGCCCGCCATGCTGGTAGGCAATCCGCCCGCCGGCATCAGCGTGATCTTGGGTGCCATGTCGGCTATTCCAAGCGAGATGTCACCCGCGACCGTGCCCCAGCCAAAGTCGCCGCGCTCTTTATCCACTTCGCGGGCGGTTTCCAACGTTTTCCTTATTGGTAACGGTTCGTCACCGCGCACGGAAGCGAGGTTTGAAGGCTTCTCGCCAGCTATCACTTGCGCCGTGTCGCCAACGATAGCCGTCGCCGTGCGTCCGAACTGTCCGGGGATTGATCCTGCCGTGCCGAGAATGCCTTTTCGCTGAACCATGTCGCCAGAGTCAACGTCGGGATCTCCAATCAGCGTCTTGACCAGCGGCAGGCGGCGAATGTCGGAAGTGATGGCTTCAAACCGCGACGGAGCGCGCAACGTCCCCATCGGGTCGGAAGGCTTAGGAATGGGTATGATGCTGGACGGCCCTTGGTTCATCACAGACCCAAGGTCAAACCGGGGCGCGGGCGTCTCTACCTCATCCGGCCCCGGCGGCACGAAGGATTGCACGTCCTCGATCTCGTCGGGCAATGGTGGCGTGAAGGGCATGTCACTGCGCTTGCTGCCAGTTGTTCGGGTCGTTGATGTCGCCGCCCGTGTAAATCAGCCCGCCCTTGTAGCGTTGGCCGATTTTGTAGCCGGGCGCGGCAGTCTTGGCCGCAGGCTGGATTGTTTTTTGTGGAACAATGGCAGGAGCGACCGGCGCGGAAGCGTCCGAACCGTCCGGGTAGCCTTCGTTGTCGTGCGGCGGTGCCTGAATCCCCATCGCCCCGAGCGATTGCACGCCGGGCGCGGGTGGTGCGGCGGGCGCAACCTTGGTGCCAAACCGCTTGTCGTAAGACTGAATGGCAATCAGCGCGTTCTCGGGCGTGATCTTGCCAGCCGCTTTCTGCGCGAGAATCCCACCAACGAACCGCTGCCGGTTGCTGTCAGCCTGGGGCGTGGTCGCATTAGGAGTCGGACGCGGAACGCCTTGCGCCAGCCGGTTCAATTCCACGCCGGGCACGTCGCCGACAAGTGACTGGTCAGGGTTCAGCTTGTGCAAGCCGAGTCCCCCGAGCAAATCGCCCGTGGTCGGGTCAACGACGGTTGAGCCTTCGGGCCGGACAATCGGTTTGGTGCGGTTGGTGAACTCGCGCTGATCAACGGAATACTCGTTGCGCCGGCCTGCGCCTGCAATGGTCGCGTCGTTGCGCTGGCCGGTGGCGGTGCGCGTCACTTCCGCCTCGAATCCCGCGTTGTTGCCCTTCAAAAGATTCGCCTGCCCAGAGCCAACGGAATTTGCGACCGCGCCCAACTGCGGGAACTTGCCGATAATCTTAGCCAGCGCCGGACCTGAGATTGCAAACCCGCCGCTTGGCGTGTTCGTCAGTGCGCCCGGCTCTTCCATGATCTTCGCCAGTTCCGCCGCCGCAATCGCCTGACCTTCGGCATTCGCCGCCTCGGCATTGCCTTTGCGCGCACTGGCCCTGTGAGCCTCAACCTGCGCCTCAGCCACCTGCCCGCGCTGCGCCTGCGCTATCGCCTCATTCCGAAGCTGCGCGCGAATTTGCGGCATTTTCATCAAATGCGAACCTAACATGTCCGCCGAATGTTGAATCGGGCGAACCAAACTTCCGTAGTCGTTGCGCGGCATAAAATTCCTATCGTATCGAGTTGGCAAACTGAATGAGTTCTGACGGATCGGTATAACCTGCCGGTGTAATTTCACCCCAGCCGGACACTCCTGCGCCCGCGCCTGCGCCAGCACCGCCCACCGCCCCATACATCCCGCCCAGCGCGCCTATCGTTGATGCAAGGCTGCCCGCCGTGCTCCAGCCGTCGCCAGCGTGCCCGGCGTCCTGCATGTCCGCCGCGAGGATTTCCGCCGAGTGCCGCGCGTCCGTCCCGATGGCGTCCAGCTTTTGACCCGCCCGATGCGCCGCGATGTTGCGCGACAAACCCCAGTCGCCGTAACCGCCCAGCCGCGCCTGCGCGCCGCCCAAGATTCGATTCCACGCCTGCGCGCTCGCGCTCTGCGCCGTGCTGGTAGCCGTTGGCGTTCCGGTCGAAACCACGCGGTTTTGCGTGACCGTCGCCGGGGATTGCACCTGATTGATGATTCGGTTGTATGCCGCCGCGCGTTCGTCAGCACCTTTCGCAATCGCCGGGTCGGCTGTGTCGCGTCCGCTCTCGGCAATGGATTGATCCGCCACGGCCTGCGCCTTGTCGCGGTAGCCTTTCTGGCGTTGCATCTCGTTGTGCTGCGCTTCGGCACGGGCGTTCTGCGCTTGGTTCTGCCCAATCATCTGCGCCCCTGTGCCTGCGGCGCTGAGAGCTAAAGCGGCTGCAATAAGTGGGTATGGCATAAATTATCCGTTCACGTTGCGACCGCTGCCGCCGCTGCTCCAGGAGAAAAGCGGACTCACGGAAGGATCGTAGGCGCGGGCGACTTGGTTGCTCAAATAATTCCGTTCCCACGAAGCGAACATGTCACCAATGGGCGCAAAGCTATTCGGTTGCTGATACGCCTGCGCCGTCCTGAGCGCCGCGCTGCTCGCCTGTCCGGGGTCTGCGCTCGCGTTCAACTGCGAAACCAGATTCGTCCTCTGGCCTTCGACGGTTTGCCGTAAATCATTCGCCCCGGCGCGTCCTGTGTCGGCCACGTTGCGCAACTGTTGGGCATTCTCCAAGTCGAGCGCGGCGCGCTTCTGGCCGGCCACGGATGAATTGCGCAGGCCCGCCCGTGCTAGCGAGTAGGCAAGGCTGTTACCTGTGCGCGTGTATTGCTGGCCCACTTGGGGCGCGGCAAAGTTTTCGTAGTCGCGGGCGCGGCGGTTGAAAAACTTGTCGTCGAAACCGGCAAACTGCGCGTCAATCGCCTGCGTGCCGCGATCAATACGCGCCTTGCGCTCGGCTTCTTGTCTGCGTTGGTCGCCACCAATTCCACCGCTGCCATACATAAATCAGTTCGCTCCTTGGTTGACTAAGTTGACCGAACGGAACAAAATTGGAGCGCGGTTAGCCAGCGTATTCAGCGCCGGAAAACCGCTAAATCCAAACATGAAATCACCATGAATGAACCTGCCGAGACTCTTACTGCGACACCTGAACTTCTCAAGCTGAATCCCAAGCAGTCCCGCAACTTCTGGGGGAAAGTGGACTTTGATTCGTCGCCGAAAGGCTGCTGGCTTTGGATTGGGTCTAAATGTGCCCACGGCTACGGATTTTTCGGGGTTAAAGGTAAGTTGATTAGGACTCACCGCCTTTCTTGGTTGATGCACCGAGGGCCAATTCCTGATGACGTTTTGCATCGGTGCGACAATCCGCCCTGCGTCAATCCAGATCACCTTTTTACAGGCACTCATAGCGACAACATGCAGGACATGGTTAGAAAAGGACGTAACAAATTTCCTGACAATTCCGGTGACAACAACTGGTCTCGCCGAATGCCAGAACTTATTAAGCGCGGGGACAACCATTGGTCGCACAAGCGGCCAGACTGCGTTACGAAAGGCGTAAAACACGGCAACGCCAAGATTACCCCAGAGATTGTCCTCAAAATTAGGATTCTTTGGGGTGGAGGCAATATCAGTCAGCCGAAAATAGCCGCGCGTTTTGGAATCAGCCAATCCAATGTCTCTGGAATTGTGAATGGGAAGTCCTGGACTCATGTGGCTTGAACCCCTTCCGGCGCATCCTCCTCATCATAGGATCTGAAAGGGGAAACAGTCCTCAGAGCGCCCCAGCCTTTGTTCAGGTAAACAATGTGCATCAGCACGTCAACATCAGAGCATCGCAACACAGGGGCGAGCGCGCGCTTGGAAGGATCGTTAGAGCGGGAAAACATATCCCCGTCAAGATTGCGAGTCATGGCCTGAACAAACATTGTTAGCAACTCGGGTCGGTGACGTTGAATGAACGGATTGAGATGTAACCCCATGAAGAAATCCGACATGGCCCGGTTCATAAGACAAACATCGTCAAGGGAGCGATGCGTTTTTCCGCTTTCGATCAACGAGTGCCAAGTTTCCAGGAATCGCTTCATGGCAGGCTGTGTATCCTGATTCAATAGGTATGACGCAACAACGTCGTGCAGATGCGTCATACCAGCTTCAATCATGTCCTCGCCCCATCCGCTTTCATCAAGAGCGTCGTCGAGGGCGTGAGAAAAGTTGGCAAAACTCCAGAGCGCGTTGAACACGTCGCTATCGCCACCCGCGAGGAACTTCATTATTGGCAGCCAACCCTCGCCCGTCGCCGGTTCGCCTTTCGCGCGGCAAAGCCGGTCGTGCTTCTCCAGTTCGCAGGCGCGTGTCAGGTAGTATTTCAAGAGCTTTCCCCCTTCCCGTCGTGGATGGCAACCGCGCTGAATATCGCCGCGCCCGTGCCGTTTTCTTCCAAGAGCAAAGCAACGTGTGTCCCCTTCATCTGGACGCCGATGCGACCGAGCTCGTAGCTGCTGGCATCCGTCGTGTTGTCCTTGGAGTAGGCTTCCTGAAATACGCCGCCCGCCGTGTCCGTGCTAGCGCTGATTGTCCAGTTGCCTCGGCAGCTTGCGTCAATCGCGCGAACAAGCTTCTGCGTCGCCGGTTGATTGCCGTCCATGAACGGCGTCTGCGCGGTCACGCCACAATTCTCGTAGCTGTTGCCATCTGTGCCGCCGAAGGAAATCAAACCGTCCGACGTGCGGGCATACACCCGGCCATCCTTCACCACAAACTTCTGGGGGACGAACGGGATCTGCGCGGGAAAAATCGTCGCGTCATTGGTGCCTAGTGCCGTGCCGTGCAAGGTGCCCGTCGTAGCTGACGAGGTGAACTCAACCGCTGTTGTGTAGGTCGTCGCGCCGACAACGAGGCTTGTGCCGACGGTGCCCGGCGTCCAAGCGTATTTGCCGCCGCTCGTCAGTCCGGTAACGGCGATTGTTCCCAACGTCGGTGCGCCTGCGCTGAACGTCGTTCCGTAAGTCGGGATGGCCGCGTCCTGATACGTTGGCCGGTATTGGCTCCATGCCTGAATCTGCGAACTCGGAAAGTAGCTCAGAACGAAAATCACGCCTTCGCCGCCGTTGTCGTCCGGGATGAAACACCAATAGCGTCCGCTGGTAGGCTCCACGACGCCGCAACACGTTGCCTTTTGCGCATCGGTCAAGGTGACGAGTAACGCCTGAACGAGCGTGTCAACTGGCGTTCCGATGTCCACGACGACGGCGTTGTTGCTGGAGTCGCGCACGCGCAGGGAACGGAAACCGGAATCCGCCAGGAGCATCACGTCAATCATGCCGACGGAGCGCACGGCTTCCGGCGCGAACGTTCCGAAGTTTTCCAGCGTTTGCTGCCGCTGATAGTTCGCCGGGTCCGGGTCAATCGCCCAAATCTGAGTCGAGTTGCGATTGATGATGGCGAGCTTGCCCTGATAATTCGCCAGCGCGACGATGTTCTCGGGCGTGCCGAAATTGTTACCGGGCGTCAGCGAGCCGTTGCCAGGATCGTCGCCGTCCGTCGCGCCGATGGTCACGATGTCAACAAAGCCGTCGGGGTTTCCGATGGCGGAGAATGACAGCGTGGTTCCGCACGCGACATACACCTTGTCCCCGAGCGTCAGGGCGAATGATGGCACCTTGCCGGTTATTTCGCCGTAGCCGAAGGCGTATTGCGCCGCCGTGGCCGCGTTGGTTAGGCGCACGGTGAAGTAATCGCCCGCAACCCAAGTGCCGCCAAAGGTCAGCGTGTTTTGCTCCGTTCGTTCCGCAACGGCAGCGATACCGCCATGCAAGGCAACCGACGTTGTAGCTAAGTCGGGCATTACGCGTAGTTGTAAAACTTGAAGGCCATTGACAAATCAGCGGAGGCCACTTTGGGCCGCACTGAATTTGAATCCGTCACGGTGACTCGGACAGTTCCTTCATAGTTGTTCTGGTGAAATGTGCCTGGAGGTTCAAAAGCGTCAAACGCGTTCCGAGTGATTTTCAACAGCGGCGCTCTTACCGTCGCATCCACAGCCGCGCCCGTCCCGAGAAATTCAATTTTAGGAACACCTGAAGGATTGCTTCCCTTCGCTACTGGAGTGCCGGCGGTGAAACCTTCCCCTGATGGAATTGACCAGAGATAGCTATATGGCGGAGTTCCGCCAGCCACGTTCACAAAAGCCCCAGTGCCGCCAACGAAGGAAGTTAATCCGAGTGTGGCTGGCCCGAATTGCGTCAGGTTTTCCGGCCCTGGCGTTACAATGATTGCATCGGTTGGGCCGGTGACGACGCCTCCGCTTGCATCCACAACCACAATTACAGTTATCGGAAAGCTGCTGCTCGTCGTCGTCAGCCGCGAAATGTAAAGAGTGCTTCCGATTGCGGTAGCAGTGTAGCCAGTCGTTGCAGACGCAATTATTTTTGCCGCCGCATCGGCCACCTTATCCTCGATTGTCGTCCCGCTTGCCGGGCCTCCAAGAACCTCAACCCCGTTGATGTAAATGGCGCTCAGTGTCGGCACGGTGATTGTTGCGCCGCTGGTTTGGGTCAGCGTGAACGAATACTGGTCAATACATATTCCGCCCGCCGCGTTCGCCGCAGTGGTGACACTCACAACCTTACTGTTGGCCGCCGTGCCGGTCGCGCTGGCGATGATTTGAACTACGTTTTCGTCAACGGCTGCCGTGTAAATGCGAGTGCCGATTGTCACAGTTCCGCCAACGTCCGCCGTGCTGCCTTCGTTGGTGCCCGTGTTTGCGTAGCTGATGGTCGTCGCAGCAACGGCGGTGATTGTCACCGTGCCGTTGTAGTTTCCGCCAACCGCGTTCGTCACGCCTGCCACCGTCACGATGTCGCCAACGAGAAACTTGTGCGCCGCCATCGTCAGCGTTGCGACATTGCTTGCGCGAGTTCGGAACGTCGTCGCCATCACGGTAGCCTGCCGCGCGTTGATAGCATCCTTTACCGCCGCTGCCGTCGTGTCGTTGTTGGTCACATAATCCACGCTCGCACCAAGCAACTCCTGCCCGCCAACGAGAACCGAAGTCACCTTGCTCGTGCCCGCAGCTACCTTGCCCGCCTGAATCGAAAACTGCCCCTGCGCGGAAACCCCGGTGATGCCGTCAACCTGTGTCCGGGTCAACGCATCAACCAGAGTTCCCGCCGCAGTGGATTTTTCCACCGTTACTTCGGTGGACAGGCCAGACGGACTTGTGACGGTGACAACCGAAAGAGCTGAGGAGGAGGAGAAGGCAGCGGATCGGTTGATCAACGCGCTCAAGTGAGCCGCGAGACCAGAGTTGCTAGTGAGCCAGCTTGCTGCCTGCCCACTGAAAAAGTCGTAACATACCACGCCGTCGTAGAACGCGAACTTTGCTCCTCCAAAGCTGGCAATCGCAAAAGCCAGCCCGTTGTAAACGGTCGAGTGAATCAGCGCCGTCATCGCGGTTGCGCCGTCGGGATGCTGCAACCGCTGGTAATAGACCGTTCCGGGGAAGTAGAGAACGGCGATGGCTATGGTGTCGGAATACGCCCCATTCCCGCCGCCCGGCCCCTGAGCAACCGTCACCGTCAATGTCGTTGTCGTGGATGCGGTGACAGTGCCAGAACTGGAAAGACCCTCGCCGTTGGTTCCAATCGAAACCACCGTTCCGACTGGCACAGTATGACCGAAACCAACATTGAAAACTAACGACGTTCCGGTCGCCGTGAATGAGGTTGACGTGAAAGCCATGTCCTCAGAGCCGAACGTGATAAAGCCATCCTCGGTGACTTCCAGCCCATACGCATTCGACGGCAGCAACCCGCGCCCAAACTTTTTGCGCTTCTCGATCTCGCCGCCAGGCGTGATGTGCGCGTTACGCAACGTCACAAGGCTGCCCGGCGGCGAGTTCAGCAAGAACCGCCGCGCGTCCAGCCCGAGCTTGAAATCTTGAATCAGGAAATACACGGCCTATTTCTTCTGCCACTTGGCAAACGTCGCTTCCAGATGCGCGTCGAGTGCGGCTTCTTCTTCCGGCGTCAGTTCGCCAATCTCGCGGCGTTCCTCAAGCCACTTTCCGATGCGGTTCGCCAGCGTTAGCAGTCCGTCGGCAATGGCGATGGCTTCCAGCGGCCCCATGAAGGCGACTTTCTTTTCAGTTTCTTGGCTCATACGTTTTTGGGTTGGGGTTGATAATGTTCACGGACGGTTTCGAGCAGGCCGCGCAAGGCGTCCAAACTGAGTTGCAGTTTCGTTTTGTCGGCGTCGGTGCGACTACCCTTGTAAGCCCGCGTCGCCGCCCGCAGTTCGCGGATATACACCGGCCCCGACGTTGCCGCCAGATCACGCGCCGCAATAACATCGGAGCCGAGAATGAAGGCGTTGCGGTCAACGTATGAAATGAAGTCGTCCAAAGTCGCCGTCGCCTCCTTGGCTAGTTGTTCCGCGTTGACGACGAGAATGTCTGACCCGGGCTTGATGCGGGACTGAGGCACGCAGCCACACAGCATGACGCTGGCGGCAATGAGAGCGGCCAATGCCGCGATGATGGGTTTAGTTTTCATTGTGTTTCTGGTTTGTCGGACGTGGTTACTTCCTTGGTGGTCGCAACGGTGGTTTTTCCGTCCACGTGCGTGATGCTTGAAACTTCCATGGAGGAAATGTCCATCGCCGATCCGTCACTCGGCGGCAGGGGCGACTTCATCAATACGGCGGCAAGATGGCTGGCAATGCCGATGAGCACGAGGACGCCTAGCTGCCGCCCCGTCAGGTTGGGCATGGTGACGCCAACGTTGTTCAGGACGGGCATGGATAACGCTGAGATGATGGCTCCGGCCAGTCCGGTGATGGCCGCTTTGAGCAGCGCGTAAAACCAACCGCCCCAGTCCAGTTCGTTGAGTTTGATTTTTGGCATATTATTTGAATCGGTTCCTGATTGTGTTCACGCCGAGTTCCATGCGCGTGACTTCATCTGGGGTGAATTTCCGTTCGTAGTTAGCCACCGACATGAAGCTGAGTTGGTTGTCAATACAACCGAGGAAAAACCAGTAGGCGTCTTTCACGCCCTCGGCGGCGTAGATGCGCCCAATCAAGGCGGACAGCGGAACGGTCGTGGTGTCAATGTGAATCACGCCGTTCGCGGTCATCTCTTGCAGCATGACCTTGTAGGGCGCGTCCACCGGCATGTTCTGGTAGCCGTCCACCGGGAAGTTTTCTTCGTGTTCGGGTGATAGCGTCCAATCAATCGAGGAAATGTAAAACGATTTGCCGATGGACGGGATGCCGCCGCAGTTGTGGCCGGAGAACATGATGACACGATGCGCCCGGGTCGTGCGCCGGATGGCTACCATGTCGGCATTGACGCGGTGCGCGTCTTGGAAGTAGCCGACGAAGGATTTGCGGATGATGCGCGAGGCGAGCTTGGGCAAAATCGTCTTGGCGAGCTTCATCATGCCGTAGAGGGCGACCACGGCCCCGCACACCGCCTTGGTGACTTCGGCCCAAATCTCCGGCTGGGCTGCTTTATCCTCGATTCCCGTGTTCATGGTGCGCGTGGTCACGGCAGTTTTCGTGAGTGATATTTTGCGAAGTTTAGACAGTCTCGGCACAATCCGCTTTTGCTGATTCGACCATGACGAATCGGCGAGCCACACTTGCAATGGTTTCGGGCGGCGGTTTTCAGTTGTTCGCGGGTCTGACTAAGATTCGCAGCGGCAACCCAATCGCCAGAGCGATGCGCGGCAACCAGCAAATTTTTGTTTTCCGAAAGAGTCATCACTGGTTGTCCTTCAAAATCTCCACCTGTCGCGGTGTCAGCCAGTAGCAGGCACGCGGCTGGTCGCGAATCTGCGCAAGTGCTTTTTCATCCTCATCCTCACTCGTTTGCGGCACATACTTGCGATTCGTCTCCTGCATCAGCAGGCGGCGGTATTCGTTGGCGGATAGCGGTTCCTGAATCACCACCCGCTTCCTCTCCTTCGCCGCTGCCGTAAATTCATCCGCAGGCGCACACATCACCGCGCCCCCATCGGCGTAGGTTATCGGTTGCGATTTGAGCGGTTCGTTCATGGCTTCTTGGGCTTTACCATAGCCGCTGTGAGAATGTTCTGGCGGTGCGTCGCGTTGTGCCCGCGCTTGAAAGTGTCTCCCAGCGTGTCCACGTCCATTTCGACTTCTGCAAAAGTGGTCAAGCCTTCGCTGGTGAATGAGATTTTGATTTTCACGGCACCTGCCTTTCATCCAGCTTCACAAGATGCGTGCCGCGATACTGGAAATAAGTCTGGCCCGACAGCCGGTAAGCGTTGGTCTGCTTCGGCGGTTCGTTCGTGCGCGACCATGTGAGCAGGTTGGTTGAACACCACCACTCGCCGCCAGTGATGTTCAAAACCGCGATGAAATAACTGATGCCTGCCTCCCCGGACATGCCGTTCGTGTAACTTGCCGTCAGCCGTAGATAGTTCGTCCCCTCCGCCAGCGGGAACACCACGTTCGTTGCCGGCGTGTTCGTCGTGAAGGTGCCCACCGTCAGCGTGTAGAAAGTCGCCAATGGCAGTGGGTCCCACATCGCAGTGCGCTGATACTGCGGCTCGTCTGGCTCAACGGTCACGAGTGCTGCCTTGGGCAGTGCCAGCGGGCTGACCTCTGAACTCTGACCGCTGACCTCGGGCGGGAACGGCGGCTGCGCATTCAACGCAAAGACGCAGAGAAGCAAAGACGCGGGGGATGGAAGATGGCGCGTCATCGGTTTAGCCTCTGCACAGAGTTCGCTTTCACGGTGGCCGTCGCCGTGGCACCGCTCAAGTTAGTGAAAATGAAACGACCGCCCGGCTGGATCATTCCACTCAGTTGCCGGTTCCTTGCAGAATTGGCGCTCATCGCTGGCTCGCTCACTGAAATTCCGTTTTGTTCCCACGTCCCATTCGCGTCTTGGTCAAACCATAGCCCAACCTCGGCGGCGTCGGTGATTGTCGCGGGTGTGAGTGCGAAACATTGTGAGATAAAAAGAACCGAAGCGCCGTTTGTATTGTAGGCGTTCATCACATAGTCATTGGTATCCGATAGCATCGGCGCGACGTTGTTGGAAATGTAACCTCTTCCAAAAATGAAGTTGGTTTTACCCAAGGCGTTAATCACGTTAAGATTCGATACGGTTACTAGTCCAGAGCCGTCAAACTGAACAACGATGGTGTCGTTTGAATTTCGGATTTGGAATGTTGGTTCGGTGGCTCCCGCATTTGAATCGTCATCCAGGTCGAAACGGAAATTTCCGCCGCTGGAGAATTGGGCCGTCCCGATTCCCGCCGAAGCCCATCCCGCGCCGATACGAGTTTCACCGCTCGTAGCTGAGCGCGCTCCGGTAATCCTCAACGGATTCCCGCTGGTGCCGTCAATGACCAGAGTCGTGTTTGTGGCTTGGTCTGCGTCGAGTGCGGATAGAGTTGTTTGCGTAATGGCTGTTAAATTCGTCGCGATGATGTTGCCCGCGCCGGAAATAGAACCCGCCGCAATCACGATTGAATCGTTGGTAAATGCACCTCTTACAAGCAAGTTGCTGACAATCGCCAGTCCAAGCCCGTCAAACTGAACAACGATGGTGTCGTTGCTGCTACGAATCTGAAATGTCGGAACGGTGCTCCCGGCGCTAGAGTCGTCATCCAAATCAAATCTGAAATTGCCTCCGCTAGAAAGTTGCGCCGACCCAATTCCCGAACCCACCCATCCCGCTCCGAACTTATCTTCACCGCTGGTTGCCGTCCGGGTTGTTACAACCCGGAGAGGATTTCCGGTGCCTCCATCAACAACGAGGGAGGTGTTGGTGGTAACGCCACTATCGAAAGAAACAGGCGCGGAGACATCTCCGCTTGTCGAGATGCTGAGAAAGTTCGATCCCGACCCTACTGACTGTTTTTTATCCGCAGCGACGTAACGCAGATTGAATGCGCCGTCCGAAAAGAAACGCATCATGGAGAAACCGTCCACTGTCGAATCGTCCGTATGCCGCCACAAATTCACCGTGGTGTCTGCAAGTTCGTTCGATACGAGTGTCAGGCTCCAGTTTCCCGGGCCTTTGGCATAACTGCGCTGCATCGCCATGCGGCCGTCAATGTTCAGCGCGTGCTGTTGCAGCGCCTTCTGCACGATTGGGAATCCGAAGTTGAGGTCATAGGCATTCGTCACTATCGAACCCTCAAATGCAGGCTCTCCGTTCGTCGTCCAGTGCGCCGTTGTATTCTCCCACGTCCGGGCCTGAACCCAGTTTTCAATCGGCTTGTAAAAATAATAACGGATGTAATTGCATCCGGTGTTGGTGTTGTTCTGGGTGTTCCATAAAATTCGGACGGGCATCGCGCCGGATTCCAGATGTTCCTGCATGACCGCGCCGTTGAAGCCATCGCGCATGTGTCCCCCGTGGATTTGCACGAGGTTTTGAAGCAAGTTCAGCTTGCTTCGCTGGTAGCTGTTACCGCCGCTGGTGTCACTGTCCAATCCGTCCAGACGATTTTCATGCGAACCGATGTTGATATGATTCAGCGCAATCACCAGATGGTCCGGAAAATTAGTGCAAACAAATGCCAGCCAGTCCGTCCTGTTCGTCGCGTAAAGGTCGCTCGTCACCCAAGCTAGTTTCGTGCTGCTGTTTGTCTGGAGAAGATACACCTGTCTGTAACCGCCGTAGGAAGATGTGATGCACCCTGACTGTGCCAGTAGCGGGCCGAAGAAACGATCCCAGTTCGTGTCCACATTGTTGCCGCTGCTGATCCACGCTGAACCTTCATGGTTTCCCGCTGGCGTAATGACGGGGATGCCCGCCGCGACCAGCCGTTGAAGCTGGTTGCTCATATATGGATAATTCGACTCGACCAGAAACGTCATATTGGCAACGTCACCCGCCGAATTGAAAATCTTGGTGTTCAGCGTGGTTTTATTGCTGATGATATAACCAATGGATGCCTCAAGCCATGCGCGCCCAATCACGCCGCCGTCACTATCCACAGTCTGTCCGGTTGCGTGTCCGCTGTGCATATCGCCGATGAATGCCTCACTCCAGTTAGTTTGCTGGACGATGACACGCGCTGCGTCGCTCACCGTCGAATCACCCGCCTGTGCGGCGTCGAGCGCGGAGTTGGTGCCCGCTGCATTCGTCGCGGAAATCGAAGTCAACGCACTCGCCAGCGTGGCCGAATCCCCGGCGATTCGCGCCGTCGCTTCAGTGTTCGTGCCGGTGTTGTAATCGGTTCGGATCGTCAGGTTGGTATTGAGGACGCTGTTGGTGAACACCGGGCCAGCATTGGTGAGGGTGATGGTGGTGCCGGAGCCGCTGCCCAAGCCGAACCCGATTGCCCCAATCGCGTTTGTGATGTCGTCCGCCCAAATGCTCCAGCCGTTCGTCGGCAGCAACAGTTCGTAGTTGTTCGGGTTGTAAAGGACTGCGCGCCCGGTAATGGGTGCCGCCGCTTTAGCGCCGAATGCGACCAGAAAAATGACCAGCATCAATCGAAGTGATTTCATAGCGTCCCTGTCTGTCCAATTTCAATCGTCACCTGGCCTTGGTCGTTCACCAGTTGGAAGGAATACCAAAGTCCGTCGCTCGCCAGCAGTTGAGTTTCCCCATTCACGAACCGAATGTAGCTCACGCTGTAATCCGTCACGCCAACCATCGGCCTGTCTTTCGTGCAGCACGTCCGCCCGCGCCCGCTCAGGCTGAACGTCTCAAACTCCGACGGTCGCGACGCTTTAAGGCTGTTCAGCGCGGCTTGCGCCAGTGACAGTTTCGCCTGCGCGTCCGCCTGCTTGTCGCGCGTCAAAATCTCAGCAGCCGTGAACAGCACGAGCACCAAGTCATCCACAACGCACAAATCTCCGTTGGCTGTCATTGTGGACGGGACGCCCATGCCTTCGATAATCATCGTCTGATTGCTGGCAGGGATCGGCCACACCTCCAGCTTGCGCGTGCCTGCGTCGTTGATGATGTCCCAGCGGATTACCGGGTCGCAGCGCATGTCTAGCGTCGGGTCGAAGGCGTTGTAATGCTCCTGGCGGATGCCGAATTCCATCCAGAAACGAAAGTTCCCAAGTTTCGTGTAGGCCGGTTGATCCAGCCGGTCCAAATCAATGCCCGTCGGCAGCGTGTAAAGCCGCGTGCCCGCCGTCAACGCCACTTCCTTACGAACCTTGGACAGCAGATAGGCGTGCTGATTGGCTAGCCAGCTTTGCTTCGTCGAGAGTAAGCGATTGTGCAGCGTCACGTTGGCCGGCGAGGCTGTCTCGTCCAGGTTCTCGCCAATCTCCGCGCGCAACATCTGGCGCAAGGTCAACAATGTGGTGCCGACGGGCATGGTTTGAAGGGGCGCACCTACGCCCCGTTGTGATTACTCTTTGGCCGCTTCCTTGGCCGCTTTGCGTTCCTTGGCGGTTTTCGGCTCGTCCGCATCGGGCGTGACAACCACCGGCTCATCCTTGGCCTTCGCCAAGCGCGCCTTCACTTCCTCGCGAACCGCTTCTTCCTCGGCGATTTCCTCCTGCGTGGTGATCTTCGCCTCTGAACCGAGATGCCGCGCGATGCTCTTGAACGTCGTCGGCAACGGTTGCATGTCGTCCGGGAACACGGCGAGGAAGGCGGGCTTCACGTCCCGGCCACTGCCGATGTTGCCGGTAAAGCGCTTCTCCAGCCGGGCGCGCTCCTCGGCGTCCGTGCGGTCGCGGTAGTCATAGACCTTCTTCCGGTCTTTCGACTTGTCGGAGAGGACAACTTCCTCGAAGTGATACCCGGCGCGCTCCTGCGCTGTGCCGGTGATGACGATTGAACCGATGGCAGTGCCGCCGGTTGCAACGTGATGAAGCTTGGCGAGAACGACGGCCTCTGCCGGGGTGACATCGCGAAGATTCTTGGAACTGAACGGGCCTGTTTTGACTTTGATGGTTGCGGTTTGCATAGTTTTGCGTTGTTAAAGTTGGGTGTGGATTTTATTTCCGCCGCGCACTGCGCCGACTATGACCCAACCCCACAGTCGGACACGGCACGCGGCCAGATTGATGCTCGATTACCGAGCGACTTACATCCCCCCAAGGATTTTCAACTGCTCAATCACGGTATTGCCCGCCCCGGCGGAGGCTGTATGCGTGATTGTGCTGACTTGGATTTGCTTGGCCGTGCCCAGCGTCAACGCCGGGATTGGCACACAGAACACAACGGAGGCGTTGCCGTTCATGTTAATGGCGTAGGTGAACGCATTCGTGCTTTCCGTGCTTACCCTACCCCCCGCAATGGGCACGGTGCGCAACACAAACGAAACATTGTTCGTTGTGGCCGCATTCGTGCCAAGCAGTGAGCCGGTCAGGTAATACGTTGGCAGCGCCCCGTCAGGCCGAAGCTGCAACGTCACCGCCGAGAACGCCCCCGTGTTCGTGTAGATCACGCCCGCCCGCATGTAGATGTTGCTTACGGTTGTGTTGTTCACGTTCGTGTAGAGGTTCGCCCCATTGTTCACGACGTTCGTTCCAGACAGCAGTGTCTTTTCGAGGATTTCCACTGCCTGCGTTTGAGCGGCGAACAGGCCGAGAGCCAGCACCGCGCCGATGATGAGTGTCTTGATTTTCATGTGATTCACTTTGTCTTGATGATTTCGGTTTCGGTTCAATAGCTCACACCGCATCGAAGATGCCGTTGCAGTCCATCTGATTGCACGTCAGCGCGCCGCGATCCGTCATGGACTTGCTGATGATGAGCTGGTCCGTCGGCTCGGGCCGGTCCTGAATCTTGCCCCACTCCAACTTCTGCGGGCGCAGGCGGAGGTGGTTCGAGTCGAACACCACCAAGCGGGCTTCCATACCCTTGTCGTCCAGCGTCGGGTCGTATTCGATGGTGTAAGGCCCAACCATGATGCCCTTGACCAAGATGTTGGTTTTCTTGTCATACCAGCCGGTGACGGTGTTCAGCCCCTTGTAACGGGCCTCGCGTTCAACCATGTCGCAGAAGTCCGAACCGGCCAGCCACACGTCCGGGTCGCCGCCGTAGCGGGTCAACTGCCGGTGATACGTCGCCAGCCCTTCGGTCAGCGTGCCGTCCGTCTTGGAATACACGAGCTTGGGATCTTCGCCAGCGATGCCCGTCGCCGCGAGATTCCGCCACCATGTATTGCTCGTGCTGATACCCAGCACGGTCTGCGTGGTAGAAGGATCATCCTGAAGGATGGAGAAGATGCCGGGGATGTCCTTGGCGTCCTGCGTGCCGTCGTTCCACAACGCCAAGTTGCGTGTGATGGCGACCGACTCGCCGAAGTCCGCCATACGAGTGGCAAACAGGTCGAGCAGCTTTTCCTTTTCGTCCGTGGTCGCGCGGCTCTTGCCGTCCGTGATGTGGATGCCGGCGCTCTGGAGTTCGTCCTGGCTGATTTGAATGCCGGAGTGCGCCCAGCCAATCGTGCATTGGGTCTGAATCGCACCGTCCGACTTTTTGAACACCAACTGGTCTGAACCGGCGATACCGGCGCGGAAGCCAGCTTGATCCTTGAGCAACGCGCCCATGACGCCTTCGCGCACATAGTTCAAGCCGCTGCCCCATTCCTTCTTCTTCGCTTCCAGATGCCGCAGGAGCGGACGCTTCTGGAGATGTTGCAGGATGGATTCGGGCGTTTCGGGACTGATGTATTGGTTTAACTGAATTGCCGCCATGTCACTGGCGACCGCTACTGTAAATGGCATAACTCACCTTTTGGTTGTGCCCGGCTTCACCGTCAATCTGCGTTATGTTGCTCCTCAAGTGCATCGAGGGTTTCCATCAGATTGGTCGGCTTCGGTCGGACGTTTCTGGATGAGCCATTCGTCGTAACAGGAATGCGAGTCGTTCGAGTGCGCTGCGAGGCAAATGCCTTCTGCTGTTGGTAGGCTTTCTTCACGATTGCCAGCTTTTCAGCAATGGTCACCGGCCCCTGCTTGGTCGCCATCAGATTGTTGATCTCCGCAAACGCCTGATTTTTTACGTTATCCTGAATCGTCGGCGTCCCGTCGTCCTTGCGAAACAAGTAATCCGGGTCTGACTTTACAATCTGAGCTTCCCAATCGTTGAGCGCCGTCGTGTGCTCGGTCATCATCTTCTCGTAGGCGGCTTGCTGCGTGGCCTTGTGGCTCGCCTGCTTTTCCGCCTCGGTCTGCTTCAATCCGGCGCGTGTGCGCTCCAACTCGGACAGGAGCTTGTTTTCCTCCTCGGCTTCGGCCTCGTCCATCAAACCCTGCTCAACTTTTTGTTTCAAGGCTTCTGCCTTTTTGAGCAAGTCCGGTGAACTAAGCTTCGCGCCGCGTCTGGTCTGCAAGTCCGTCAACAGTTCCGTCAGCATCGCCTCAGCCCGCTCGTCGCCGCGCTGCCAGAGTTCAACGAGAGCAATGGAATTCTCCACGCCTTCATCGCCCACCGCTTTGCGGAGACGTTCAACCCGCTCGTGAGAGGGTTTGAAAACTTCGAGTTGCTTGGTCGTTGCCGCTTCACGTTCGTAGAAGCTGCGCAGAATCCCGCGCATCTCCTTCGCCTTTTCAGGGGCGACCAGCTTGAGCGCCTTTTGCCACTCAGGCCGTTCGGTGAACTGCTTTTCCTGTCCTGCTTGGGAAAGATCAACCTTCTCGCCTGCCCCGGCTTCGTCCTCACCCGGCTCATCCGTTTTGGGTTCGGCTTCCTCCGTGGCTTCCTCGGTCGTGGTAGCTGGCGGGGCTTCCGGTTCCTCGCCGTTGTGATCGGCCTCAATCTCGTTGAGCTTCGCCATCAAATCCGGCTTGAAATCTGCGCCTTCGGTGGATGAATCCGATGTTACATCCGGTGAGTTGGACGAAACTCCAGTCACGTCCGTTCCGGGTGACGAAGCCGGTGTAGCGTCAATTTCTGTGGGCATGTTTAGTTTGGGTTGTAGTTGCTGTCAAATTATTTCAGCCGTTTGCCGTCTGCATGGCTTGCTGTCGGCTGGCCGGCGGCAGCGGTGGCGCACCCGGCGCTTGTCCCGGCTGCGGAACATTCGGCGCGGCATTGCCCGGCGGAAGCGGCCCGCCCGGTGCGCCTTGCTGCCCCGGCGCGGCAGGCATCACGGGTTGCGGCCCCTGTATCTGCGCGGGCTTCAACAGGTCGTCCACGTCAATGTTGGAATCCGCCGCGCGACCCAGCATCTTGATGACCGGCACCAAGCTCTTGCCTTCTTGCGTCATCACTTCGATCAACAACGGCAGCGCCTTCTCTAACTTCTGCAATTCCATCGCCGCATTAGGCTTGCCGGATGAACCCGCCTCGATTTGCAAGTAAATCTCCGACCGAATCGCGTCCATCGAAAGCCTCGGCCACACCGCCCCGCGACCGACCAGCTTCTTGACGCGCTCCTCGGGCATCTCCTGCGCCAGCATTTCCCAACTCATCTGTGCGATGGTGGAAAGCGCAAAGTCCAAGTCGTCCGTGTTGCTGGCGTCGGCGGAAATGCGCGAACCTTCCGCGATGCTCTGCCCGGTCGCCGTCTCGTCGGCACGTTGCGCGCCCAAGTTCGACGGCTGCATTCCCGTGGCGAGCATCATGGCCTGATTGCTGGGGGACGGATCGTAAAGCTTGGGGTCAATGGCTTGAAGCGGCCCGGGCATTATGGCATCATCAAGTTTCTTACCCATCGCAAGAGCTTCCACCATCAAAATTTCGTGAGCCTGACGGGGGGACGCTAACTTCTTTCGGTCTTTTTCTCCCCACGCAGCCGCATCACCAATCCACCAAGGCCGGTTTGCAACGCGATGCTCGCGTAATCCCTCGCCAGCGTTGTTGATGTCCTGTTGCATCGGCATCGCGAGTCGAACGTCCGAGCGCGGGTAAATCGTCACGTCCTTTTCAGGCTCGTTGACCTCAACCTCCTGCACGTTTAACACTACCGGGACGATGCTCCAGAAGCGCGCAACCTTCGGCTCGTTGGCGTAGGGTTCGCGCAGGAAGTCTTTGACGCCATCGCAAACGACGTAGCACAGACCAGTCTCCTTGTCCTCGATGTGCCAGACGCAGACTTGTCCCTTGTCGCCATCGTCGCCGCTCGACCGCTCCGCCTTCGCCTTTGGCTGACGTTCCTTGCCGGTTTCCTCGTAGCAGACGGCCCCAGTGTCGTCCAGGCTCACGCCATAGACCCGCTCGCACTCCTCATACGGCATGACAATCTCGTGCGCGATACGCTTGGCCGCGATGAGCTCCCGAAGTCCACGGCAACGGCGGTCAATCAGGACAGCGGTTGCTGGCAGAAAGTCATATACCAATCCCTCGTTGTCCGGCTCGTCGTCAGGTGTGGGCTGTTGCTGCGCGCCGGCCATCCGTTGCGCCATTGACTGCATGAGCAGCCGCGTTTCCTCCACCTCACTCGAATCTTGGTCAAAGTCCGGCTCACTCATCGCCTCCAGCCGCATCTTGAGCGCCGCAATGTCGTCCACGGGCAGGTTCGCCGACTGCGCTGCGACCTCTTTCCCGTCGCCTTTGCTCCGATACATCACCTTGATGAACGCCACCCGGGAAGTCAGAACGCGAGTCACCAGTTGCTTCATGCTCGCGAGGAATTCCGGGGACTGCACGCGCCATTGCTGGTCGAGCAACAGGGAAGCCGTGCGCGCAATCTTGTCATACATCGCCTTCTCGGCCATGCCTGCCTCGTAATCCTTCACGATGGACTGCGCGAACTCGATTTCGGGCGGTGGCGGCGGGATCTCCTGCCCCATCATAATCGCCTGCTGTGCCTGTTGCAGAATCGGGCCAGCCGCCTCAAGTATCGCCTTCGCCCCGTTCAAGCTCTCCTGAGATTCGTCCCACACAGCATAGTTCATCTTCTCGGCCATCTTCGCCTCGGGCGTTGGATTCTTGGCGTAGAGCGAGGCTGTCTTGCGATTGAGCATCTGCTGGATCACGTCGCCGATGAAAGGCTCTCGTTCGTCGCCCTTGCATTTGTAATCGGACGGCCATTGATGACCGGCAGCGAAATCCTGCTCCTCTTTGATGCGGTCGAAGATGGGTTTCCAGAATGCCCGAGTTTCAGTCGCCCACTCGTTCATTTCCGCGACCAACTCTTTTCGGCCCTTCTGCCGAGGCTCCTGGGCGAGCGGGTTGGGCATCTTGCCGGTCAGCAGGGTTTTTCCAGCAGTCTTGAGGCGGTCAATCATTCCGAGTGGTTGCATATTTTTACCAGCCTTTCACGGGCGACTGCCGCCGTTGTTCGATGGCCGCGAAGTAGTCGGCGGATTGTTCGACGGGTTGCACCTTGGGATTCAACCCCGGCGCGTTCAAAATCGTGTCCAGACCCATGCCGACATGCGCCAGCGCATCAACGAAGTCATCATGCGTGCCAGTGTCGAACGAGAGCAGTTCCGCCTCGGCGCGTTCCCACCACGGCGCGAACTTCGGGAATCGAACCATGCCCATGCTCATACGGCCCGCGATGGACTGCGCCCGCGTGCGCTTGTCTTTGGCCGGCACAACCTCGTCAATGTGGACGTAGCAACGCTCATCCAACATTCGACGCCGCAGAAAAGGCCCGATTGACTTGGAGATGTGCCCGGACTCGGCCCACCACGTCAGCGGCTGGTGCGCCTTCATCAATCGCATGGCCGCGTCAACCTGGCCTTGACCGTCCAGCCGATCCCAAACCAAGTCGGGCAGAACCCAAATCACCCCAGCCGTGTCCACGCCGACCGGCATGAAGCACGTCTTGTCCGCCTCTTGCTTGAGACTCACGGCATGGTCTGAGGCGAGGTAGTAGCGGAGGTTCGATGGCAGTTCGGCAGGCTCATAGCCTTTGAGCCAATCACGTTTGAAGAATCCGCCCTCTTCGGGGGCGGGCCGTTGCTGATACAGCGCAGACCAGACGCGCGAGGACTGCCTGGCCGTGTCGCGCATGCCTTCGGTGAAGTATTCCGGCCAAAGCGGCTGTCCTTCCGTTCGACCAATAGCATCGTTCTCCTCCGCCACCATCGGCAGCCGTATGACTTTCCAGTCCTTCCCTTCGGCTGCAAGGATGCGGCCGGCAAGATCATCCTCATGCCAGCGAGTTTGAATCAGCACGACGGAAGCGCCGGGTTTCAACCGTGTCATCAAATCGAAGCGATACCATTCCCATTGCCGGTCGCGGTTCAGCTTTGAATCCGCATCTTCGGCAGAGCGCACCGGGTCGTCAATCAGCGCGAGGTCAGCCCGCCGTCCAGTCACCGAACCGCCAACGCCTACCGCGAAATACTCACCTTGGTTCGTCGTCGCCCAGCGTCCTGCGGCCTGCGAATCCTCCGCGAGTTTGTAGCCCAGCAGCGGCCCCCACTCGGCTACCAAGTTACGAACTCGCCGGCCGAACGAATCGGCAAGCTCTTGGGTGTGCGAGGCCGCAATAACACAATGCCCCGCGTGCCTGCCGAGATACCAAGCTGGGAAAAGGATGCTCGCATAGGTGGACTTTGCCGACCCCGGCGGCATGAAGATCGCCAGCCGTTTGCACTCGCCCCGGCTGACTTCATCCAGCGCACGCAGCACAAGGTCATGGTGCATCGCAGGCTCAAACCCAACTTTCCGACACCACCGGGGCAACTGGCGACGGCACAAAAGCCAGTCAGCAGCTTCGGCAGATGTCAGGTTGAGCTTGGAGGCCATCAGTTTTTGAACTTGGAAGGATCGGCGAGCTTGAGCAATTCAGCATCCGACACGACCGGCATCTCCTGGACTTTGATTGCGCCGCCGTTCGCTCCAGTCAATTCGGTCCGCACCGTGTCGCGATAAGTTTCGGGAAACCGGCAGCGAACTTGAATTTCCCAGAGCTTCGGATTGAAATCGCGATTCCCGAGGTTTTCGATCCCTTTGCGCTCGAAGAACGACTGAGCTTCATGTCGCGCGCGCGTGGTCGCCTGACGAAACTCGGGGTATTTTTGAATCCACTCGTAGAAGTTTTTCTCTGCGATGTCGAATTCGCAGGCCATCATGCAGAAAGACCAGCCTAGCTTTCCAAGCTCAATCGCACGCTCGCAAAATTCTGCTCGGTAATCCGTGGGCCTTCCCTCGTTGACGCGCCCGCGCTTTGAAATTCGATCTGGAAGTTTGGAAAGTGTCGGCGTCTTCACGCACCCATTTTAATGACCTGAAAAGATATGAAGTCAATCCTTTTGTGATGAAAGGACATGTTTGGGCGATAAATGCAAGTTGGTGGGCGATTAGTCCATTCCAATAGCCAAGCGGTTGGGTTTATTCTGGTGGTGTTCAAGATGACTTGGACGAAACAAAAAAGGCCCAACTATGACGACAACGGAAAACAAAATGCAGGTCGCGAACACAATCGCGCATCAGATAGGCGCCCTCGCTTTTATGATGATGGGGACGATGAACAAACTCGGGGCCGCAAACTCTTTGATCTTCAATCTGCGCGGCTCGCCAAAGCGGATTGATAAAATCGTCGTGACGCTTGAGCCTTCCGACACCTACCGCGTTGACTTCTACCGTGGCGCGATTGCGCGGCATCCGGCCAAGTTGGAGGCGAGCGTTGACGGCGTTTACGCCGACGGGTTGAAGCAGTGCATTGAACACCACACCGGGCTTGAGTTGAGCCTCTAACACCATGAAATCAATCCCCTACATTGGCGGCAAGGCGGTCTGTCCTGATTGCGGCAAAGATGCGCTCAGTTACGATGCGCGGATGACGCAAAAGCTACCGCTCGGTTTCGGCGACGACGGCAAGGGCCGGTTCGTTGTGGACTTGGCAATCAGCAAGGGCTTTCGCGGTGAGTGCATGGAGTGCCGTTGCGTGGTGTTCGCTGTTCAATCCACACGGCGCGGGAGCAAATATCCGACCGTCATCAATCGCAAGCTGCGGGAAATGGCTGGTGCGCTGTGAAATTGTTTGGTCACCAGCGCCCGGTGCGCGACGCATCCGGCGAGGTTATCGAATCAAAGGCCAGTCCGGCGCGTGCGGTCACTCGCGATGCGCTGGACGGGTCTTTCGGCTGTGACCGTGGGCGCAAGCTCGTGGTGAGTCTTGAGGCTGGCGACGTGATTTCGATTCGCGCGGCCAAGACGCAGCGCAGCTATTCGGCCAAAGCGTGCGACGTGTATCGTTGGCTGATTCACTGCCGGGCGTCGGCTGCGGCAGCGGTCAAAGCCAAGGAGCGGAAGGAGCGTAAGAAGCTGCGGCTTGAGTCGCAGGCCGTGGCGCGTGCGGATCGTAAGCTGAAACTTCAACTCAGGAAGGAGCGTGGATTGTGAAACGTAAATTGAAAATCGAGGAGCGCGGGGACTACTTCGCGCGCAAGACGGTGCCGACGGTTCGACTCAAGGGCAAGTGGCTGCAAGCGGCAGGCTTTCCAGCTGGCAGACATTTGTAACTGACGGTCATCAGTCCTGGAGTCATTGAACTTCGGGTGATTGGGGGCGCGACGTGAAAAGGTTCACCTCAACTCAGATCATGGACATTGACGACGCTTCACGCGCTGCAGCTGCCGCTGCCCTAGGACGCACCGGGGGCCGTTCCCGCTCCCAAGCCAAGGTTGCGGCGGCAAAACGCAATGGCGGGCAGCCAGTGCGTGCAGGGCAGCGTCCACGCGGGCGGCCTTGGCACGGCGAACTGCCGGCCTGAGAATCACGCGACTTGGAAACGCGTCGCGTTTTTGTTTGACGCGGTGCGCGGGGTTTGTTTTTCTGTCGTTGCTCGCGAGAAACGGTTTGGAAGCCGCGCGATACTTTGAACAGTGCAAATGCAATCAATCCATCGAAACTTCTGTGCGTCACTCGCTGGCGCAAACGGTAATCTTCACAGCATTCGTGCTGGGCTGTTCAGCCGCTTCCAACGTCTGGCGAGTGACGCACTGAAATTTCACGCATGAAACTTTACAAGATTCGCGATTGGAACAGGCACTTTGAGAACAACCGTTCGCGCGTAATTGAGAACTGCCGTTGGGTCGCCATCCCAAACCGGCACGATGGCGAGACGTTCAGCACGATGATGCTTCACCCTGACGGCCCGGTGATCTTCACAGGTTGGATTCTCATGGTTCAACTGGCCTCGAAATGCACGCCCCGTGGGTCGCTGATTCGCGGCAACGGCGAACCCCATAACGTCACCTCGATGTCAGCCAAGTGTCGTCTGCCTGACGTCCACCTGAATACGGCCATTTCCTACCTAGAAAATAACACCGATTGGCTTGAAGTTGTTGAAGTTGCATCCGAAACGTCAGGCGGGCGTCATGCGGGCGTCACGGACACGTCAACGAAGGAAGGAAGGAAGGAAGGAAGGAAGGAAGGCGAAACGTCAGGCGCTCACTCTTTTTCAGAAACACCAAACTGGGAAGAATGGTGGGGCTACTGCAAAAGCATAACTTTGGTTGCCGAGTGGTATGCGAGGGACAAGTTTCTCGCTGCCGAGGCGGATCAATGGGAGAAAAAGAAGGCTTGGCGAAAATACGCGGATCGGTGCAAGGGCTGGTGGGAAGGCGATGGCCGGCCAATGCAGCCGAAGCGGAACGGGAAGGCGGCACCACCGACGCACGCCGCCGTGACAACCTCGGGAAACTACTGACATGGAATCACACGACCGGCACCCACCGCACTCCGTCGAAGCCGAGCAAGGCGTCTTGGGCTGCATACTTTGGGATCCTGCCTGCCTGGATGAGTGCGCCGCAATCGGAGAAGGGGCGTTCTACGATTTGCGGCACTGGGAAATTTTCAAGGCCGCGCGCGAACTGCGCGACGAGCAAATCCCGGTTGACATGTTCACAGTCCAGCAACGCTTGAACGCAGTGAATAAGTTGGAACAAGTTGGCAATATCACCTACCTGAGTTCGCTACAGGACGCCACGCCATCGGCGGCGAATCTCCGCATCTACCTCGACGTGTTGACCGAAAAGTGGACACTGCGAAAAGCAATCCGGCACTGCGCTACCTTTTTAGATCGTGCTTACGAATGCTCGGCGGATGTTGGCGCGCTGATTGACGAGATGGAGCGCGCGGCCCTCGCTGTCCGCGTTGAGAGGGTCGCGATCTCGACGGGCATCAAGGAACTGGTTCACTCGGCCATCGGCGAGATCGAAGATCGGCACAAGCGTAACGGAATCGGCGGGCTGACGACCGGGTTAATTGACCTCGACAATTTTACCGACGGAATGCACGGCGGCGAGCTTATCGTTCTGGCAGCGTTCCCGAACGTCGGAAAGTCTGCGCTCGCCATGAACATTGCGGAACACGTTGCGATTGATTTGAAAAAGTCGGTTGGTGTGTTTTCGCTTGAAATGTCCGGTGTGGAGTTAATCAAGCGGATGATTGGCGCTCGTGCGCGAGTAAACCTGCGCGGTGAACTGTGCGAACGCGACTTTCAACGCATGGCGACGGCAAGCGGCAACATATC